ATAACTTCCCAATAAGGAGTCCTGGTAAATGCCTACGATAGAAGCATTGTTGGCTGGACTAATAATTTGATATGGCACGGCTGCCAAATTTTTCAACTCAGAATCGGATTCTGTATCCTGAGGCATGTGTAAATTCATCTCCATGAATTCCCTAAAGTTTCCTATAGGGACGGACTATACCTTGAGCCTTATCAGGTTGATTAGACCATCATTTAAGACCTGTAACCATCTAGTCTCTGAACCTTACCCATTCTCTATCATAGCGAGGTTAGGGTCTTGGCTGCGGATTGCCTAATCCTTCACATTTTTACCATTGGGTTCGGCTATTAACCGAGTTCCTCACAAGAGTTTCCTAAAGTGAGTGGTAGTGAAGGCTCTAAGGAGTTTCCCGCAATTTGGTTACATTGCCATTCTTTTAATTCTCTAACAAATTCTTTTGCTCGTTCTTTTGTCCTCTCTATGGATTCTAGTTTTCCTATAAAACTTGTTCTGACTTTATCTATTCTAACCACTACAAAGTCGTAATCCAAAACGTTATTTCGTCGCGGTACGATATAACTGTCTATTTTGGATAAATCTACAGTAACATTCCTGAACATTTCAAACTTGCTACTTAAATGCTGGTTCTGAGTGGCTTTCATCATTAGGGAACGATGTTCGTCGCTTTTTTTAGCTTCGATAAGCCTCTCAGAAATCAACTTTTTAGTATCGTCACTTCTTTTCAAGGAAACATTTTCTCTAACTGCTGCGGGTTTAACGAGAAGTTCTGTGTCCAAAATGATTTTTTCGCATTTTAGATTACCTCCGTTTTGTCCTCCGTCTGTTAGATTATAGCCGTTCGGAAATTTTGTATTGAACTTGGTTATGTATTCAGTTTCATAAGCGTCTAACTTTTCTACTTCACAAGTAAGAAGAAGTTCGCACACGAAATTGTCTACGCCATGTTTCAATAACGAAGAGTTTAAATACCATGATTGATTCTTTTTGGTAGAATGCGCTTCACATATATGGTCTTTAAATCTTCCCAAATGCCCAAACGGTCTATATTTTCCATGATTTAATCTGTGAGTTCTTGTTTGTCCTATATAGGATTTACCATTTACCTTGTTGGTTATTTTATAGATTTCGCCTTTCACGTTGTAGAATTCATTTGCGCCGAGCAGAACGTTACCAGACATCCTTTCAATTAATCGGAGAAACTATTTTAAATAATTTCCCCGAATAATCTTTATTATGCCTTTACTTTTATTTTGAGCAAGAATTGTTTGAGAATTGTGAGAATGACTAGATGGTTATATTAATTTTATGGGCCTATGCTTAACCCATATAACTAGTAGACATTCCAATGTTTTCCCCCAAAAGTGCTGTCTACAACTTTTGAGGCATCCACCTGTTGGCGACAAAATTTATCGCCATCAAAATCAGCATTGTAAGGTTTGGTGTCCCCGACATTCATGCGAAAGGTATCACCCTTGCTCATGATCTTGACGATATGACACATCATAGACATTCGATGCAAACTAGGTTGTCTGTTGAACAACACCGCATCTCCGTCCATCATATGACGATGCACCACATCGCCATTATCGAGTCGAATCGAAGCACGATCCACGTACCTGAGCGAAATACTCTGGCCGTTCTTCTTCTCGAGAATCTTCGCACCGGGCCACACCTCAGGTCCATTCTGAATTAACTTCATCAGGAAATTGCGATTACGATCATTCACAACCATCGGCTTCGTGATATTCATCGCGATCTTACGCGGCACACCTAGTTGTCGAATAGACAAGTTTGGGTCGCCAGTAATGACCGAACGAGCACTGAAATCCACGCGCTTACCCATGAGATTCCCTCGAATACGACCGTTTTTACTGTTAAGACGACCCATAATACACTGAAGTGGACGACCAGAACGCTGAGCCATAGGAACAGCACCTTTGACTTTGTTATTCACGATCATCGCAATGAAATACTGTAGAACAGTAGTCATTCCTTCAATCACATTTGGCGACGCATTCGCGTTCAACTTATCCATCAAATCGCGATTTGTCTTGATGATATTACTGTAAATATGCGTCAAATCATCTTCGCTGCGCTGTTGCGCGTCGTGCTTTACTGACGGACGAACAGCTGGAGGCGGCACAGGGAGAACTTGACATACCATCCATTCAGGGCGCGACCAAATTGGGCTGAATCCCATGAAATTGATGTCTTCGTCAGAAATGCGCTTAAAAATCTTCAGAACAATCTCGGGTGTAAGACGGATATTGATCTTTTTGTTGTCCGCGCCCTCGGCATCGATGTTCTCCCAAATCGCATAAAGCGTCGCCATCCCCTCCAGCTTCACCTTATCGGGTTGTTTACAACCGCATCCATCTTCGTTTTTGTCGCCGCAACGTTTCACTTTAGCCGCGAGTCCGCTTACATAATCCCATCGGTCCTCAGTGCTCATTTTATTAACATGCGGATGCTGAGTTTTATTAATTAATAACTTACTACATTTAAAACATATGCATTTACTAATCTTCATAATCTCCTTGATATGTTGAATAAAGAAGACCGGTCGCGCAAGTTCAATATGTCCAAAATATCCAGGCGTATCAATATAAGTGTATCCATCCGTCGGGCAAATAATACCCGGCTCCAGAACGCCCATTCTGGGGTCAAACAGACCACCCACAACAGGCTTGTTATTAATATATGTATCGCGAGACGTCACTTCGACCACCGAATTCTTACGAATCTCCTCAGGCGATAATATACTAAACTGGACGCCGACTATTTTCGACGGGGCCTTGGATTCACTCGTACGATTTTGATGTTGCGACATCCTATAACCTAATATATATAATAACATGACTTTTTATATTCTTTGTGAATCAATTTTTCTCGTGTTATTTTTATTGACGAATCCGGCAATAAAAACGTTGACTTATTGTTGTACGTTTATTTTTTCTTTCAATTTATCTAAATTAAAGGCATCTGGTATCGTGCCGTTTTTAAAGAAGACACTTTCGTATTTTTTCTTGTATAAATCATCGTCGTTATCTAAAGCCTCTATTTCCGTTATTAGCTTCTCCACATCAGCATCGGTGAATTCGGGCCTTAAATATAAAATAGAATCGACATTAACATAATCTCCGATATTTGGGCACCCCCAATAGATGGGAATGGTTCCATAATAATACGAATTTATTAGCTTTTCCGTAAAATAATTCGTCTGGGACACGTTCTCAAAACAGATCATGAATTTATATTGGTTTATGTAGTCCATGTATTCTTCGCTATCGTATCTGCCTGGACATTTGTCGCCCGTGTTATTTAAAACGGTACCGCACGAATCTACTTTTTTACGCTTAGACAATTCTAAGAAGAAGTTTTTTCTAATTTCACTATTCGGGTTACTCACCGCGAATAAACAGAATTTCTGTGATTTTTGGTGTTTGTTGAGTTTGCGTCGTTCGCATAATCGGTTTAAATTTATTTTACTTTTATCATTAAACGTTAGATTGCTTCGTATCACATGGTACGACGCGAAAGGGAACACGATCAAATTTTTGCATTTATCTGTAGGTAAAAGATTTATGTCGAATTTATTCGGGTCGTTAAAATGCGACTCGCCGCTAAAATTCACTAATAAAGTATTCTTTGTTTTTTTAGATGGCTCAGCGCCAGGAGAACATATTTGTATTTCGTCGAATTTGTTAGCTACACCCGAAAATAGCTCATAAAATACGGCCTTTTCTTCTTCTAGACCCCACCAGTTGTTAAACTTAATTTTTTCTTTATCAGAGAATGTCTCTTTTTTTGAATAAGCCGAAGACACAAACAGTGAAAAAATTATAATGATACATAGTGCGATTATAACAAATTTAGTTTTTTTAAGCATTTAAATATAGAGACAAAAAAATCTGGCTTCTTTGAAAATTGATTTTGAAAATTATTTAAGATTTAGAGCAACCATTTAAACGTTAATTCGTTTTATCTAAAAATGCCGCTCAAGAATCAAAAGTCTGTCGCCGGCAAATACAACACCCGCTCTAGTAAGAAGGATAAGCTTAAGAAGAACAAGGGCGATTCTGAT